CCCGGGCGTGATCGCGACCTCGTTGTAGCCGCTCCCTATGTCGACCGCGACGTTCGCCGTGAGTATCCCGGCCGTGATCGTCCCGATGTTCGCCGAGATCGCCGAGATCGCGTTGACGTTGAACTTGTCCGCCGTGAGCGTCCCCGCCTGAATCTGCGCCCCCGTGATCGTCAACGCGCCGATGTTGACCGCGAGGACCTGCCCCGCGCCGATAGCGTTCGTCGTGATCGCCCCGGCCGAGATCTGCGACGCGGTGATCGCCCCGGTCTGAATCATCCCGGACGTGATCGAGTTCGCCGCGATCGTCCCGGAGGTGACGGCGTTCGCCGCGATCTGTCCGGCCGAGACTGCGTTCGCAGCGAGGTTGGCCGTCGTGATCGTCCCGTTGGCAATCGAGGTCCCCGTTATCTGCGACGTAAACTGCGGCGGGACCGCGACCGTCCACGCGCCGCCGACGTAGCGGTAGAGGTTGCCGTCGGTCGTGTTGAAGACGACGGAGACGCCGGTGTAGCCGGCGGGGTTCGGGAGGACGGAGACGATCCCGACCGGCTGGATCGAGCTCGCGAACTTGGTGTAGTCGAGGGCGAAGTTCTGGATCTGCGAGCCGATCAACTGCCCGATGATATTCGACGCGAGGATCTGCGTCGTCTGCGAGAAGAGCTCCCACGAGATCAACGAGACGCCGATCGTAATGGGCCCCGGCGTTACCATGACCCACGAGGCGTTGCCGTTGACCGTCCCCCCGGTGATAAAGAGGTAACTCCCCGTGACGAGGTTCGTGCCGGAGTTCGCGTCCGTCGTCCGGAGCCACGTCCCGTTCGAGCCGGTCCCGAGCACCGAGACGTAGTAGATGCCGTTCTGCGTCGCATCCGTCTGATCCTTGACGAGGACGCGGAAGTCGACCGAGAGCGCGACGCCGTCGAGAGTGTTCGGCGCGCCGCCCGAGAGGTTGATGTTCCCGATCGCCGGCGTCGTCGCGGCGGCCGCCGGGTTGTGGATGTTGAGCCCCTGATTGAACGCGTCGACGTAAGCCTTGTTCACGGCGTCGGACGGGTTCACCGGCGTGTTGTTGATCGTCAGGGTGTTGACCTGCGAGTTGCCGCTCGAGTCCCGGAGCATCAGCGTGTTCGGGAGGGCCGTGACCGAGCCGAGGCCGGGCGAGAGTTGCGCGACGGTCGCCTTCTTCGTCACGTAGGGCGAGCCGGTGACGTCGACGATCGGGAGGAAGTCGCCCGGGGCGACGGTCGTGATCGACGGGAGCTGCGAGATCGGGGTCCCGACCGGCTGCCCGAAGGAGGTGACGGGGACGAGCGCGAGGAGCGCGAGGAGGAACTTCGGCGTCTTCATTAGGAGGGTTCGGTCGTGATCGGCAGCCCGCTCTCGGTTAGGATCGGCGTTCCGTCTTCCGTGGTGATCTCGCCCTCGGACGGGTTGAAGATGACGATGTTTATCCCGACGCCCATCGGTTTGGGCAAGACTAAAGCGAGGACCGCGGGCGGGACCGTTATCGTCGAGGCGACGTAGTAGGTCAGCGTCATGTTCTGATTGTCGACGATATAGATGAGTTTCGGGAAGAGCGTCGCGAGCGCCTTGTTGATCGAGGGGAGGGTCCCGTCGGACGTGTTCACGAGGGCCCGGAGCTGGAGCACGATCCGGTAGGCCGGGTCCGCGAGCGAGTTGATCTGGACCGTCGCCTGCCCGTACCCGTAGAAGGTCGCGTTCGCGTTGATCGAGAGGTCGGAGTAGTCCGTGAGGCCGTTGCCGCAGTCGTTCGTGTCGCGGCTCCAGCTCGTCCCGTCCGAGACGAGGCAGTCGCCGCAGACGAAGTTGTCGACGGTCGGGACGGTCGAGGCCCCGGAGGCGCTCGCGACGTACCAGTAGCCCGCGGTCCCGGGCGTCGCCGGCGGGACGGGCGGGTTGTTCGAGGCCGGGTCCCACGTCCCTTGATAGTTGTTCGGGTTGAGCGGGCTCGCGTAGGTCCAGAGCGAGAAGTAGCCGGGCGAGATCGCGGACCCTTGGAGCCGCGACGCGCCGATGTACTTGCCGAGGATGTCGAGCTGCGGGCCGACGGCCGAGTCGAGGTCGAAGCCCCCGAGGACGAGGGTCGCGAGATCGTCCATCGCCGCCTGCTTCGCGAGGATGGCGATCAAGCGCTGCGCGTTCGGCTTGTCCGCGTACTGGAAGATGAGCCGCGCGACGTAGTAGTTGATGATCGCGATCAGGTTCGAGCTCGGGATCGTCCCCGAGGTCGGGGCTCCGGCGGTCGGCCATGAAGGGGTGGCGGGCATCCTACGAGATCAGCGCGACGTTTCCGACGGGGAGGTTGAACTGGTAGTTCACCCCGGGAGTGTTGATGAGCGCGACCCACGTCGCGCCGTCGACGGAGACGAAGGCGTTCGAGACGTAGCAGTTCGGGGCGAGCTTCTTGATCAGGGCAATCAAGCTGCTCGCATCCGCGCTCTGCCCGATCGTGTACGTCGTCGCCGCGAGCTGCGCCGCGAGCCAGACGAGGTCGACCTCGAAGCCAGTGATCGGATCCACCTGCGCCTTGAAGTAAATCGACTGCGCGATCGGCTGGTCGAACGCGATGACGATCGGCGGCCCGGCGAGCTGCGCGATCGACGTCGTGACCGTGTTCGGGTTGAGGACGACCTTCGGCGGCGCGGTGTAGCCGGCCCCGGGCGACCCCATCGTGAACCCCGTTATCTGCCCCGCCGGGTTCGCGGCCGCGGTCGCCGTCGCGCCGGCCCCGTTCCCGTCCGCGGACTCGAGGGCGACGGTCGGCGGGTTGTAATAGTAGTTCCCGGCGTTGACGATGCCGACGGAGCCGACGGTCGTCGCCGTCATCACGGCCGTGGCCGCGGCCCCGGTCCCGCCGCCTCCCGAAAACGAGATGATCGGCGGGAGCTTGTAGCCGCTCCCCGGGTTCGTGATCCCGATCAAGGTGACGACTCCGTTCGTCAGGAAGGCGTTGGCGGTCGCTCCGAGCCCCGTGTCCCCGGCCTGCGTCGTCAGGAGGACGGCCGGCGCGGTCGCGTAGCCCGAGCCTCCGTTCGTGATCTTGGCGGACGCGACGGTCGTCGGAGTGAGAAAAGCCTGCCCGAGCGCGCCGGTGCCCCCGTTCGTCTGGCCGCATCCCGCGTCCTTCTTCGAGTAGATAGCCGCCGCGACGGCCGCGTCGAACCCGACCCCGCCGCCGGCGACGATCACCCAGATCGAGTGGCCCGGGATTCCGTCCGAGTCGATCGCCGGCCCGTCGTTCTCGTAGACCTTCGCCCCGGTCACGCCCGGGACCGCGAGGAGGACGCCGAGGAGCCCGTCCGCGTAGCCCGTGCTCCCGTTCGCGACGGAGTTCGACCGCCGGATTCGGAGCGCCGCGTCCGTCTCCTCCGGGACGCCGAGGATCGCCGGCCCGGTCGCGTTGGTCACGGAGGCCACGCCGGCGACGACGGTGACGATCGAGTTGATCGCGCCGACCGTCGACTGGATCGCCCCGATCGTCGCGGCTTGGAAGAGGAGCGCCGCGGAGCCCGCGCCGGAGAAGGCGTAGGTCGTTAGGAGTTGGTACTGGTTCCCCTGCCCGTCCGAGACCGTGAACGGGTTGCTCGGGTAGAGGTCGAGCCCTTGGAGGTTGCACGCCCCTATCGCCGTCACGGTGACGCCCTGCTGCGTATACGTCCCGGCCTCCCTCTGAATCCCGTTGATCGCGCACCGGGCGTCGAGCGTCGGCCCTCTCGCCTGATCCGGGTCGAAGGCGTCGTAGATCATCTGGAGGAACTCGTACTCGTCGACCGCGACCTGCGCGAAGATGTTGATGAGGTTCGCGTCGGGCGAGTTCGGCTGGACGTTCGCGCCCGGGAAGATCGTCAGGTAGCCCGGGAAGAGGACCGTCCCGTTGAGGATCTCGTCGCGGATCTCGGAGATGGTCGGGATCGTCAGGCCGTTGTTGTCGAGGGTCGCTGGCATGGGAGGGGGAGGTTAGATGGTCACGTTGGCGGAGCCGGAGACGTTCGGCGAGTAGACGTCCGCGTAGCTGTACTGAAGGGTCAGGGTCCGCGTCGCGCGGTCGAGGTTCGACGAGACGGAGAGGATCGCGGTGACGCCCTCCGCGCCGGCGATAACGGCCCGGGTCTGCGCGAGGATCGCGTTGAGCGTGTTCCGGTTGCCGAGGAGGTTGATCCAGTCGACGCCGAAGGTTGCGGCCCAGAAGGCGTCGCCGAGGAAGGTCTGGAGCGCCGTCTTGACGTTGAGGGCGACGGCCGCCGAGCCGCCGACATAGGAAGAGATCCCCTGCCCGAAGGTCCAGTCCTCGGTCGTCGGGTCGAGGCCGCGAAAGATCATCGGCGGGTTCACGGCGGGAAGGGCGGGATCGGGACGACGGGGATCGTCGGCGGCGTGAAGGAGCAGTTAAGGGCGGCGATCTTGGCGTTGATAGCCGCGACGAGCTGCGCGAGGGCGGCGGTCAGCTGCGCCTGCACGAGGAGGGCGTTCGCGTACTGGATCTCATAGAGGGCGATTTGGTTCTTGATCCACGTGATTACGCTCGGGAGGTCCGTCGGCGCGACGGTCAACGCGGTGAGCGCCGCGATTTGCTTCGCGTTCGCCTCGAGCTGCGCGGTCACGTCCGCCATCACGTCGTTGACGACCTCCTCGAGCGCCTCGCAATCCGGGACCGCGTTGATCTGCGCCGCGAGGTTGTCGATCCAAGCCGTATTGATCGCGCTCATTATTGTATGGCGATGATTACGCCGTCGGCGACCGTAACGATCTGCCCGTCGGCGCTCAAGAACATCCCGGTGGACCCGGTGCTCACGTGGAAGTTGCCGTTCACCGTGACGCTCGGGTGGTTGAGCTCGACGCCGGCGGTCGAGAAGTTCTTGAGGGCGTTCACCGCGTTGCGGAGGCCGACGATCGCGACCGCGTCCGAGAGCGAGTGAAGCCGCGACGAGTTCGGCGGCAGCCCGGTCTGGCCCGTCGTCAGCCAGACGTCGTGATCCCGGTCGAGGAAGACGAGGAGCGCCGTGTCCCCGGGCCCGACCGGGAACGTGAGCGCGCCCCCTCCCCCTCCGAGGAAGATGCACGGGACGCCCGGGAGGAGCGGGTAGTTCCGCGTCACCGGCGTGACCTGGCCCGAGGCGCTCGTCTCGTAGCCGACGACGATGGACGAGTTGAAGGCGACGTCGACCGTCTGCGGCGGCCCCTTGTAGAACGCCTGCACCGTCCCCGACTGCGCCGACGCGAGCGCCGCGAGGACCTCGCGGGCGAAGAGGGTCATCGCTTGCCGGAGGTCCGGCCGGGTCTTCGGGAGCGTCGCGGTCCGCGACGGGAGCGAGGGAGGGGTCGGCGTCATGTCGGCGACGAGATCGCCCCCGAGAGCGTCTTGAGGAAGCCGGGGCCAAGGTAGAGGTTGAGGGTCGTGTACGCCGGGCCCCCCTCCGAGTCCGAGATGATCCCGTAATGCGAGACGCCGCGGACCTGGAAGTTCCCGTTGAAGATCGAGTTGACGACGCTCCGGAGCCGGACGACCTGCCCGAGCTGGATCCTCGGCTCGAAGAGCATGCGGCAGTTGAGCATCGCGCCCTCGCGGACCGGCGGGTCGAGGAGCCCGGAGTCGACCGAGATCTCGAAGACGTCCGGGCCGAACTGTATGACGTCCGTGTCGGCGAGGACCTTCAGCTGGTTGTTGTCAATCGTCGCGGCGACGGAGGCCGGGAGGAGCTTCGTCAACAGGTTGAACGTCGGCCCGACGAGGACGGTCGACCGGGGGCCGAGCGTCGCCGGGACCGTCCCGATGATCGGGGTCGCGTAGACGCCGACGAGGTCGCCGTTGAGCCGCGTAAGCGCGTCCCGGAACGAGTGCGATGGAGGAAGGCAAATGCTCGTGAACGAGTTCCCGTAGGCGAAGCCGCCGTCGAAGCTCTCGATCTCCGTGACGATGTTGCGGCGGTCGTAGCGGTAGCTCGAGGCGAACCAGATCGAGCCCTCGAAGATCGTCGAGAGCGGGCTCCCCTCGTAGCCGGCTTGCAGCTTGATCGGCGCGTAGAGGGTGGTCGAGAAGCGGTCCTTATAGATGATGTCCCGCGTCTTCTCCTTGAGGTTCTTGATCCGGAGGGTCGCGGTCTGGGCGCTCGCCATAAACTCCCGGCGGATGTCGAACTCGAGCGTCAGCGGCGGCTTGATCTCGACCTGATTCGTCGCATAAGAGACGCCGCCCGTCGCGCCGCCCGTCTGGACCGGGGGGCCGAAGGGCCCGACGCCGACGGTCAGAACGTAGTCGCGGCCGAACTTCATGGAGCGAGGTTCCCGGGGAAGACGGCGGCCTCGATCGAGGCGATGTCCGCCTGCGAGAGGAGGAGCAGGGTCGCGTAGCCGCTCGCGAAGTCGCCCTGCCCGAGCGGCTCGTAGTTGTCTTGCGTGACGCAACCGATCCCGAACGAGAGGACGTTCTTGAACTGCCGGAGCAGGTTCGGGTACGCGGTCACGCGCCGGCCGTTGATCTCGAGCGCCGGCGTCTTCCCGTTCCAGAGGACGTCGATGAACCAGCCGAGCTGCTGCGGCCGGAACGCGAGCGTGACCGTCGCGGTCGTCCCGTCGCCGGGGTTGACGTTGAAGACTTGGACGGGCGCGTCCGTGATTCCGGTGATCGCTTGCATCGAGGGGTTTAGGGTCCGGGACCGTAGCCCGAGACGCTCGGCGTCCAGTTGCCCATGATTGATTGGACCTGCTGGTCGGAGAGGACGTTCTGCCCGATGTTTCCCGGCTGGTCCGGGTTCGCCTCGCTCGCCTGATTCCAAGCCCGGCCGAGGAGCGTGCTCGGCGTGACGTTGAGCTCCCCGACGACCCGGACCTTCTTGAACGTGATCCGGTGGTCGGTCCTCCAAATCGTGTCCTGCGGCTGCGTCCCGTCCGCGAGCTCGATCGCCATCGAGTCGAAGATCCCCCACGGGGTCTCGACGGTGAAGAGGACCCGGCCCTTCCAGAGCTGGTAGATGAACCCCATCACGGTCGCCTGCGAGTTCTCTGGGATGATCGCGCCGACGCTCTGGTAGTAGCCCCACAAGCCCGACGGCTGGACCGGGGCCGCCGTGTCCGCCGAGTCCGCCGCCGACCCGAGCGCGACGGCGGCGCTCTGCGACGCGCCGAAGCCCATGACGGGCTCGAGGAGCATCTGGAGGGTCGGGGGGAGCCTCGCGAGGTTCGGGAGGCCGGCGGCCGCCTTGCCGACCGCGGCCGCGGCCGAGGAGGCGAGGACGGAGGTCAGGCCGGCCTGCGAGGCCGGGAAGACGCCCGGGATCGCGCCGTTGATTGCCCGGAAGGCGAGGGACGCGGCCGCGCCGGGCGTGAGGGACGGGAGGAGCTGGCCGAGGAGCGAGAACGGGTTTGCCGGCTGCGACGGCGCGGCCGGGGCCGGGCCCGGCGTGAAGACGATCTCGGCCGTCGAGGCGTCGACGACGAACTTCTCCGGCGAGAGCGCGATCTGGTCCTGAATCGCCGTGTTGTCCTCGACCCACGAGTCGGTGATGTCCGCGCGGAGCTCGAGGCGCTCCTCGCCGACCCAGTCGAAGATCAAGCCGGCGATCCCGCCCGGGAGCGGCGTCGGGTAGGCGATCGCGTTCTGTTGGCTCGAGGAGAGGGCCGCGAAGACGCTCGGGGAGTCGGACGGGATGATGTTCGAGGCCATGTTAGTAAGAGGCGGAGCCAACTGCGCCCTGATCCATGAACGCCGTCTGGTCGTTCTGGAGGACGCGCTTGATCGCCTTCGCCGACTCGAGCCCGACGGCGGCCGCGTCGCCCGCGCCGTTGATCGTCTGGTGCACCGTGACGTTGACGTTCGGCCGGTCTCGGGCCGCGCGCCGGACGTCGTGCGGCGCGAAGGTTAGGTCGTTCGGGTTGCGCTGAGCCCAGCCGGGGAGCCAGAAGTTCCGCCCCGCTCCTCCGAAGTCCTTGAAGACGCTCCGGAAGAACTCCTCCATCTTCCCCTCGAAGAGGGCCATCTTGACGAGCGTCGCGGGCGACGCGTGCTCGGCGGCCTTGAACGCCGCGACCTGCGCGGGCTTCGAGAAGACCAAGGGGAGGAGCAACGAGCGGAGGAGGATGCCGAGCCCGATCATCAACGGGATTCCGCCGCCTCCGACCCCGGCCGCCGGCGTACCGGCCGCGGCCGCGCCTCCGGCCGCGGCGGCTCCCTTCCCGGCCGCGGCGACGAGCTTCCCGACCCCGAGCATCGTCATCACGGCCGAGTAGGTTGACACGACCTTGAGGGCCGCGCCGAGGACGGTGAACGCCGCGGCGAGCCCGAGGATTCCCTCCGCGTAGAGCTTGAGCCGGTGCCTCATCGCGTCGCCCTCCGGGCCGCCCTCGGAGAGCTTCCCGAGCCAGTTCGCGAAGCGGTCGACCGGGCCCCCGGGGGCCATCAGCTTCGTGAGGATCTTGAGGAGCGGCTCGCCGAACTGCGTCGCGAGCTTGATCCCGACGAGCTCGAGCTCGAAGCCGATCTGCCGGAACTTCCCGGAGAGCTCGTCGAGCCGCTTCTGCTCGTCCGCCGTCGTCGCCAGTTTCCGGTTGAGCTCGCCGATCTCGAGGTTGTCGCGCCGGAGCATCTGAAACATCTCGCCGGAGATCCCGAGCATCGACGTGATCGAGCGCGCGATCCCGGGGGCCATCCCGGACGACTCCTTGATCCGCTCGTGGATTTTCCAGAGGACGTCGAACGGGTTCGAGCGCGGGTCGATCCCGAGGAGCGCCCACGGGGCCGCGTTGCCCTGCCCGAGGAACAACTGCGCCTGCGCGTCCTGAATCGCCTCGATCGCGTTCGTCACCTCGCCCGCCGAGACGTTCGCCCGCGCGCCCGCGTACTGCCAATCCTGCAAGCTCCTCGTCGAGAGGCCCGTCGAGAGGTGAAACTTGTAGAGGCCCGTCGCGGCGTTCGCGGCGAAGTACATCAGCGCGGTGAGCCCCGCGCCGAGCCCGACGAGCGCGTGTTTTAGGTTAAGTGCTTTCGCCTCGCCGAAACCAAGAGAAGCCGTGGCCTTGTTGAAGGACTCTTGGTCGGTGATTTTAAATCCGAGCCGTACAAAAAGCTCACCAACTTGCATTTGCGTTCTCCTTTGTTTTTACTCGCACTTGCCGTCGGAGCCCCTGTATCCGCTTGGCGATTACCTCGGGACTTTGAAGAAAAGCGTATTCTCCAGCAGCGTGTCTACGCCGCGCTTGATCTCCAATCTTGCGCTTCGCCTCTTCGGAGAGCTTCGAGCCGAGTTTGGCTCCCACCTTGCCCGGATTGGCAGCGCAGTACTTCTTGCGCCCCTCGCTTATTTTGCGGCGAGTCTCAGCCGTAAAGGCGCAGCGGTAGCCATTCGCGTGATTCCGTCGATGCGCGTCACCGATTTTACGCTTCGTCTCTTCGCTTAGAACGGCGCCGAGCCTCGCGCCTTGTCCCTTCTTCGACGCGCTCAACTTCGCCTTCATCTCCGGCGTCCAAACGGTTCCGACCTTGTGATGTGGAAGTCCTAGGGCCTCGCGTCGGGCGTTCGCCTCGATCTGTCGCGCGCTCAAAACCTTCTTGGTCTCGGCCGAGAAATGCTTCCCGAAGTGCCCGTTTTTGGCTCCGACGAGATGTACGCCGAAGCAAGGGTTGTCTCGGCCGACGCCGAACCCGTCGCCCCCGCTTGAGAGATTGTAGACGTTCCCTCGACCAAGGAGAGTGCGGTGCTCGATAATCTGCCTCCGCTCCGCCTTGTTGAGTTCGACGAGGGAGTCCGCGAACTCGAGGACGTCGACCGTGAACGCGAGCCGTCCGTGCTTTCGGACGGCCGCCCTGATAACGACGCCGCTCCCGAGATAGGCCGGATCGAATCCCGGCTTGCTCTTCTTTCCGATATAGACCCGGCCGGATGGGAAGCAGGTCGTCCGGTAGATGTAGCCGACGTTCACGAGGACGCCTCCTTGCGGTTGAGCGCCGCCTCGGTCTCGGCGTACTCGATCCGGAAGAGCGCGAACTCCCACGCGTCCATTACCAGATCGGAGCGCGTCCGGAGGATCGCCTCGAGTGACCCGACGCCGCGCTCTGAGAGGACGAGGGCCATGTAGACGGCCCGGTTCAGCCGGTTCCGGGTCCGGGGGGCTTTTCGGGTTGTGGCGGCTGGTCTCTTTGGAGAGACGACGGAAATGAGAGGCTCCCGAAAAAAGGGGCGAGGTTGAAGGCGGTCACCTCCCCCGCGACCGGGAAGAAGTCGCCGCGGGTTTTCTCGGACTCGAAGGTCGTCCGGTCGATCCGCTCCCCGGGTTTGCCGGGGAGCGCGTAGGTGCACGACGAGAGGCAGGTCCAGAGGGCGGCCTTGACGTCCTTCGAGGCGATCACCTTGAAGAGCGCGTCCTTGAGCTGCCAGAGGTTCTTGCCGGCGAGCTCCCGGAGGTCGAGCGTCTCGCCCTCGAGCTCCATCTTGACCCCGATCATCTCGCGGAGGATCGCGTCGAGGAGGGCCATCCCGTCCTCGAACGCGGCGAGCTGGAGGCCGAGGGTCGCCCCGCTCTTTAGCTTGATCTCTTTCACGGGTCAGGCCCTCAGAGGAGCTGACGGGACCCCTTCGCGAACTTGAACTTCCAGATCGTGACGCCCTGCTCCTCGTCGCCGTCGGCGTTGGAGTGGGCTTCCGGGATGTTCGTCGGCGTCCCGCCCTCGAGGTAATAGATCACGTTCGAGACGTTGCCGGCCCCGTCGCCGGACCGCTTGACGATCTGCCCCGTGACGAGCTCGAAGCTCGGAGGGTCGGAGACGAACGCGCGCTGGATCGAGTTGATGAACGCGTCGTCGGGCGACGAGAGGAGGATGCGGAGGGTCAGCTCGCCGAGCAGGCCCATCGCCGCCATCGCGATGATCGCCGTGTTGCCGAGCTTGCCGATCTTGTAGGTCGCGAGCTCGTTCGGGAAGGTCAGGATGCCATAGTCCTTGTCGACGAACTTCGTCAGGAGGTAGCCGTTGAGCGAGATCGTGTCGTTGCCGTTGAGGGAGATGTCCATTTGAGTCGGGCTCCTTTGTTAAGAGGTTCAGTCCTGCGGGAAGATGATCCCGATCACCTTCTGGATCGCGCCGGCGTACTTGACCGCGATCTGGATTGTGGGGGCGATCCGCTCGCTCCGCAAGGTCTGCGATTGCTGGGCCACCGGGATGTGGTAGACGTAGAAGCCGAAGTCCGCGATGTTGCGGACGAAGGAGGCCGGGTCGCCGAAGGTCGCGCCGTTCCACTGCCCGGGGGCGAGGAAGCCGTTTGCGACCGCCTGCTGGAGGATCGTCACGATCGCGCTCGTGATCGTGTCCATCCCCCCCTCGGTCTGCGGGATCTTGGTCGGCGTGGTCCCGAGGACGTTGAAGACCTCGACTTGAAGGGCCCCGAGGAGCCACGTCAGGTTGAAGACGTTGTCCGAGTAGTCGTTCCCGCCCGTCGAGACGGCCTCGGCGAGGGTCGAGCCGACGCCGGCGTAGTAGTCCGCGCCGACGGTCTGGCATTGCGCCGCGATCGTCTCCGAGATTCCGGTGTCGATCGGGATGCCCTCGAGGTTCTTGAGGTTCATCGTGATCGTCGTGTCGGTCCCCTCGAAGTCGACGCTCATCAAGCGCGAGGCGTAGGCGGCGGCGAAGAGCCGGGCCTGCTGCGCGCTCGCGGTGTGGATCAGGTTGCGGGTCTGGGTCTGCTCGAGCTGCTGAATCTGGTAGCACGTCCCGGCCGGGTAGAGGTCGGAGAGCGAGCTCGTCGGGGCGAAGAGGAGCCGCCGCGGCGAGAGCGCCTGAATCAACGCGGCCGCCGCGAGGATCTCCGCCTGATTCGGTTGATACCCGCCGAAGATGAACCCGCCGCAGTAGAGCGTCCCCGCGAGGGCGGTGATCGCCGTCGAGAGCGTGTCGCCGGCCGCCATCGCGTAGATGATGAGGTAGCCCCCGCCCGAGAGGATGTTCGGGCTCTGGCCGAAGATCTCGGTCGCGAGGGCGAACGTCTCGGAGTTCGTCCCGAAGTCGAGCCCGACCTGAATCGGGTCGACGTAGAGGCGGAAGCCGTTGCCGAAGACGACGGTCGGCGGGCTCGTGTAGCCCGTCCCGCCGAAGACGAGGTTGATCCCGGTGACTACGCCGTTGTTGACGGTCGCGACGCCGACCGCGCCCGTCCCTCCGCCCCCGACGATGAAGACCGGCGGCGGCGTCAGGTAGCCCGCGCCGCCCGGGTTGACGGTGAAGCCGGAGACCGCGCCGCCGGCGATCGACGCCGTCGCGACCGCCCCGACGCCGTAGTTCTGAATCGGGGCGTCCTTGGTGAGGAGCGCGAGCGCGTTGACGTTGTATTCCGCGAGCGCCTGCCCCGGCTGTTCAACTGAGAAGCTGACGAAGTCTGAGACGGAGAGCATTGTTTAATCCTCGGTTAGAAGTGCGGGTGATCCTGCGAAAGAGTCGAAGAACTCGACCGCCCCCCGGCGCGCCTTCGCGTAGAGGACGGCGAACGTGACCGTGAACCGATTGAGCCGCTCCGCGCCCTCCGTGATCGACGAGTCGACGAAGCCGACGGGGAGCTTGCCGATCAAGAACCCGTTCGCCTCCTGCCTCTGCGCGGCGCGCGTCCCGGTCAAGGAGAAGACGACCTCGTCCCTCCGGTTCCGCGCGTCGTTGTTCTGGCTCATGATGTGAATCGAGACAACGTCCCGGTAGTTGTTCGTCTGGATCTCGTCAAGCGCCGGCTCCTCGGCCGTGCTCGCGTCCCGGTAGGAGAGGGAGCCGGCCCACGGCTTCGAGTCCAAGATCCCGACGGCGACGAAGATCCCGCGGTCCGGGGGGATAGGGATCATCTGGTTGTAGGCGACGCAATGGTCGTCGTCGAGGCGCATCCCGGCGCGGAGGAGGTCGACGAGCTCGTTGATTACCTCGCCCCTCATCGGAAGTCCTCCCGGACGCCGTACTTCATGAAACCGAACTGCGAGAGGTTCCACGACTTCATCGCCTTGAACGGGACGCCGTCGATCTCGACCTTGTCCCCGTCGCGGATGTGCGGGTCGTTGAGGACGTAGAGGGCGAACCAGCGCCACTTGCGCGTGCCCTCGCCCTCGTCCTTGATGTCGAGCTTGCGGGGCTCGGCCGGGAAGAGGAAGCCGGCCGTGTCGACGCGCCGGCGGACCTCGACGGCGTCGCCGCCCTTTCCCGCAGTCAACGAGACGACCTCGAGGACCATCGGCCGGGACCACCCCGAGACGGCGTCGCGCATGTCCGGCCCGTCGACGAGGTCGGGGAGTTCGCGGTCGCCGGCGGAGACGATCGGGGCGTCGAGGCTCATTTGAGGTCCTTGTGGCTCGCGCCGCCGGCGACGACGGCGAAGGAGATCGAGCGCCGGAGCTGCGTCGTCTCGACGAGGATCTCCGCGCTCCCCTTCCGGGCCACGGTCTTCGGGTTGAGCTTTTGCCAGCGGCCGAAGCCGCCCGTGTTGAAGGCGTCGTGGATGACGTTGACGGCGGACTGCCCTATCAAGCCGAGAAGGCCGACGAGGCCGCCGTGTACGAGCAAGGACATCCAGTTCTTGGCCGAGGTCTTCTTGAGCTCGTCGTCGAGCCGCGAGAGGACGGGCATCCGGAGGAAGCTCCTCTCGGGCATCCGCGCCTTCGGCGCCCCGAACTCGTGGATCACGCCGATGTCCGCGTTCGTCAGGTAACGGCCCTGCGCGCCCGACCACGAGGCGAGCTCCCGGTTCTTGCCGAGCCAGCGCTTGACCGCGACCTCGCCGACGCCGCGGCGCGCGTACGCCCCGAGGATGCCGACCTTGACGAAGGCACCCTCGACGTCGTCGATCTGCTCCGCGAGGGCCTTGAGCGGCCCGTCCGATAGGTTGACGGAGGCGGTGATCACGGGTTTGTGTACGTCTCGGCGGCGTGGACGTTTCCGACGAGCAGGGGGGCGATGATCTGGATGAACATCGCGCCGTAGCGGGTCGTCGAGAAGTGGGCGAGGAACGGGTTCTCCTTGATGACCTTCGGGATCTCGAAGGACTGTTGAACGCCCTCGACGCTCTTCGAGTCGACGAGCCACGAGTACTGCGATTGAACGCCGGCGGCCGCCATCTTGATCTTCTCGATCAACTGGTGCGCGGCGAGGTAGAGGAAGGCGCGGGAGAACGCCGCCTGCGTCGGGAAGAGCCCAGGGTTGACGTTGAACTCCGCGTCGAAGATCGCCCCGGAGAGGTCGTCGTCCGTGACGCGCTTCTCGTTCGTCTCGTCGCCAGCGCCGCCCTCGAAGGAGACGATCGGCGCCTGCCCGTAGCCGGAGCCCGGGGCCGCGACGGCGATCGCCGTCACCTTGCCTCCGGAGACGGTCGCCGTCCCGGCCGCGCCGATCCCGGTGTCCCCGGGGGCGTTGATCAAGACGACGGTCGGCGGCTCCTTGTAGCCTTGTCCGCCCTTCGAGACGACGAACGACGAGACCGCGCCGCCCGTTAGGACGGAGGCGGCCGCGGCGCCGTAGGCCGGGATCGCGTAGGGAAAATCACGGGGGAACTGCGCCTTGAAGTCGTCGACGGTTGGAGTGGAGAACGGCACGTCACGTGGTCAAACCTGCGCTCCCTCCGGCGAGCGCTGAAGCTCGGCGATCATTCCCTCGAGGTTCTCGAGACGCCGCTTGAGTTCGGAGTTCTCGCCCTCGAGCGCGGCGACGCGTTCGTTCGAGGCCGGCGGGGCGGCGGGACTCTTCGAGACTTCGGTCCCGTCGACGATGATCCCCGGGTACATCCGCTTCCAGAACTCGGCGACCCACCTCGGGACGTTCGAGAACTCGCGGCCGCTCGCGCGGTACTCCGCGACGACCCTTCGGCCTATCGGGGTCCCGTCCTCCCTCTTCTTGTCCTCGTAGATGTGGTGCACGTAGTCCCCGCCGGGCGGGTTCTTGTTGAAGATCGAGACGAGGGCGTCAGGATCTGGCTTCGCGGTTACTGCGACCGGGGCGACGGCCGCCGGCTTCGAGGCCGTGGCCGGTTGATTCTTTTTCGATGGCGTTGGCATTTTGATGTCGTTGTTCGGTTGTGGAGTGGGCGCCGCCGTTGTCGAGGCGGCGGCGCGTTTAACTTGTTCGCGGACGGGAGAGCCTCCTCAGAAGTTGAAGCGGAGGACGCTCAGGTTCCGGTAGACGTTGAGCCCCGTGAACTGCCCGTAGCCGACGTCCTGAAACGCAAAGTTGTTCAGGGAGTTCGGCTGCGTGGTCGTGTACGGGACCGGGATGTCGAGCCTCATGTCTTCGGAGTCGTCCCGATAGAGGAGGTAGTAGTGGAGCCCGGCCGGGTTGTTGGCCGAGTCGCAGTACGCGCAAGGCATGATCCTGAAGCTCTTCTCCTTGCGGGCGACCGCGGCCTTGAACGCCTCCTCGAGGTACTTGATCAGCGGGACCGGGTACGTGCCGACCGTCCCCGGGGTGAGGACCGTCAAGCCGAGCCAGTCGGCGTAGGGGATCACGAACGTGTTCGGCAAGCAGGCCGAGTTCGCGTTCGCGAAGTAGGTCTCGATCAACGTCCCGACGAAGATCTGCAAGGCCGCGGAGGTCATCTGGTTGATGAGCCCCGTGATCAAGCTCGAGTTCGTCACGACGTTCGGGTTCGTCAGGAGTCCCGGGTAGCCGGTCTGGTTCGAGGAGACGCCGAGGAAGGCCGTCTTCTGAACGCCGAGGTCCCAGTTCTTCTTCCGCGCCGAGTGCTTCTTCTCGATGATGTCCCAGTTGTTCGCGCGGAGCGCCTGCTCGACGTCGAAGATCGTGTAGCCGATCGTCTTCGCCCAGTTCGCGACC